ACAGGCCGCTGGGCGGCTTCCTCTTCCTCGCGACGCCGTGCCTCTTCTTCGGCGCGCCGTGCCTCTTCTTCCTCTGCAGCGCGCTGGGCAGCCGCTTCCTCTTCAGCTCGCCGCTGAGCAGCGGCCTCCTCGGCCTGGCGCTGAGCCTCTGCCTGCTGCCTTGCCGCTTCTTCAGCCGCCTGCCGCTCGGCCTCTACTCGGGCCTGCTCTTCCGCCGCCTTGCGAGCATCTTCGGCGGCACGCTGCCGCTCAAGCTCTTCTAGCCGGCGGCGAGCTTCTTCGGCAGCGGCCTGACGCGCAGCCTCTTCTTCGGCGGCACGTTTGGCCTCTTCTTCCTCAGCCTGGCGACGTGCTTCGGCTTCGGCCTGGCGGCGTGATTCTTCCGCCCGGCGTTCAGACTCCCTACGGGCTTCGATCTCTGCCTGGCGCTTCAGCTCAGCATCGATCTCAGCTTGCCGGCGGGCTTCCTCTTCGGCTTGCTGGCGAGCAGCAGCCTCAGCAGCCTGCCTTGCGGCCTCTTCCGCAGCCTTGCGGGCTGCCTCTTCTTGTTCCGCGCGAACGCGCTCAGCCTCAACCCGAGCCGCCTCTTCCGCCTGGCGCTGGGCTTCAGCCTCAGCTGCGCGCTGAGCCGCGGCCTCTTCCTCGGCTTTGCGAGCAGCCTCTGCGGCGCGACGCTCGGCTTCCCGTTGGCGCGCAGCTTCTTCCGCGATGCGCTCTGCTTCAGCAATGCGCTCAAGTTCGGCCTGTCTAGCGGCTTCTGCTTGCTCTGCCGCGATCCGGTCGGCTTCGGCCTTTTCTGCGGCAATGCGATCTGCTTCCGCTTTTTCGGCAGCAATCCGGTCGGCTTCCGCTTGGCGTGCGATCTCAGCTTGACGTGCTGCTTCTGCTTGGCGCTCTCTCTCTGCACGCGCTGCGGCCTGCCGATCAAGCTCAGCTTGCCTTTCAATTTCCGCCTGCCGAGCTGCTTCAGCGGCGATACGATCTGCCTCGGCTTTCTCTGCCGCGATTCGGTCAGCCTCGGCCTTCTCAGCTGCAGCCCGTGCCGCTTCAGCTTGGCGTGCCTCTTCTGCCTGGCGTGCAGCCTCGGCTTCTCGGGCTACCCTTTGGCGCTCCGCCTCTGCCGCAGCTTGCCGCCGTTCTTCTCTCTCCTTCTCTTCTTGATAGGCTCTTGCCGCGTTGACGACCGGAGAGCGCGCCACGTCTGCGACCGTGCCGATGACGTCAAGGATCCCGGGCGCCTCACTGGCGACGTCCGCAGCGGTAGCGCCCGTGCTGGCCAAGGACGCAATCCCAGATGCAGCGTCCCCGGTACGGGCGGCAGCATCTAGCGCGCCCTTACCAAAGCCCCCCAGGGCCCCAGTCAAGGCGCCCTTGATCGGATCCTGGCCAGTAGCTGCCGCAACGCCAGACCCAAGGGCCGCCCCTGTAGCGGCCGAGGCAAGCGCGCCGCCACCCAAAGAACCAGCGATGCCGGCTGCGGCGCCAGGGACGAAGGCAGACGCCAAGGCGCCGAGAGCGGCTTTGATTTCTGGGCGACGTGTATCCCGGTAAGCGACATTCTCAGGGCGATTCAAAAACTCGCTCAGCCCAGCGATGTCTTCCTGGTAGGCCTCAACAGCCCCCGGAGTGGCCCCGACGCGAGATGCCTGGGCGTCTCTTGCGGCCAGAATTTGACGATCAAGGTCGGGCTCGCCGGTGAGCTCCTGGGCAGCGATGCCGGTGTACTGGGTGCCCACGGCAGGCGCAGGCTGAGAGGTCGGGGCAACGGCAGGCGTTGGCGCGGGGGCAGATGTCTGCGTCGGGTAACGCTCATTGACGGCCGCGGCGACCCGGTTCAAGAGATCCAGGTTCGATGCATTGCCGATGTTTACGTTGAAGTCGACGCCCAGGGGCACGCCAAGCGCGCCACCGATTCCGGTGGGGCCAAAGTCCGGCATGCCGCCAAAGCTGCCGCCCAGGAAGGGGTCGACACCGACGCCAATCCCTAGGCTGCCAATGCCGCTCCCAGAGAGCATTACCGCTGGCCGCCCATCATGTGCAGCATCATCATCAAGCGCTCGCGCTCAGCCGGGTCCATGCCGGGAGCCTGAGGCGGCATCATAGGCTCGGCCATCATAGGCGGAGAGGAAGCCTGAGGAGGTTGCAGGTCCATGGGGTCAAGCTCAACCCCGGTCAGGGTCGCAATTCGCTGCCGTAATTCTCTACTGATCATGGCGTCGTCACCGTCACTGAGCCGAGGCTGGTCGTGATCGACACCCCGGTCGGGTAAGTCTGATGCTCGTACAGGTTCCGCCACTGGTTGCCGTCATAGGCCTGGTGGATCATGTTCGTGGTATTGAAAATGATCGACCCCGTGGCGAACTGCTGAGAGTCCCTCTCGTCCAAATTGTAGTGCGCGGAGAACGACGGGTCGAATGCCCCCAGGTTGATCTCCAAAACCCGCACGAGGCGGTTGAACGTGTCTGCAGACACGGCCTTGTCCCGGGCCAGCGGGAGCCGTGTCGGGAGCAGCTTGCTCACCGCCGGCCGCTCGGCTGGATATCAAGTCGGGTAGCACCGAGGCGCCACTTATACCCCTTTTGGTCTAAGGCCGCGGCGTCGTCATCGGACTCAAAGCGGAGGACCATCTGACGCCCACGGGTGCGCACGTTGTTAAACCGCGTGGTCTGGGTGATCTGAGACGTCGAGTCCGTCACCAAGGCGTCGCCGGGATAGTTACGGCGCTTGAGCACGATGTTCATCGCCGGGGTGTTCGACACCGCGGGGTCCACCGTGAAGGCCATGTCCGGGATGATCTTCTTCACAAACGCAAACTGGTCGCCGTCGCCGATATCGATGTCGGCAGACTCGACGTAAACCCCGGTCATGGGATCACTATCGTTGTCATATCCAACCTCGTGCTGCACCAGGGCATAGCTACCGTCCATGGTCAGGGCGGCCAAGGGCTTATCGTTGATCCCCTGGTCGATCCATGCGTAGCGGGTCAGCTTCCCGATGCTCCAGGCCTCGTCGAGGTAGTTGTAGGTGACATAACGGCTGATCTCTCCCGTGCCATCCTCGATCGACGGGTAGAAGAACCAGATCTCGTTGTAGGCACTGTTAACGCCCATGACGCACTTGAAGGCCTGGGTCAGGTCGAGGTCATTGAAGACGTATTCCTGGACCGTGCAGCGCACGCGCTGGACCGAGCCGTTGTAGAAGTAGAAGCCATTCTTCGACGCGAAGAAGACCCCGGTCGGGGCGTTGGCCATGGCCTTCGGGCCGACAAGCCCGGCGCCCTCGTTCACCAGGTTCATGGCGAAGGTCAGGGGCGGCCCAATAAAGGTCATCGAGTAGAGGCTGGTGTCGGTCCAGATCAGGACCTCCTGCCGGCTCTTGAGCCCACCCACGATGAAGGACCCGCTCGACAGGCGCAGGGATCCGGCGGTGTTGGTCGCCGTGGGCTCAAAGTCGAGGTCGTTCTCCTGGTCTGAGAAGGACACCAGCATGGGATCCACGACGCCAGTTCGCACGCCGCCAGAAATAGGATCGGAGCCAAGCACGATGAGGTGGCGGTCGGTCTCGGAGGTGATCACCTGAAGCCCAACCGTCGGCACCAGGTTCGCGCCAGAGATCTGCGAGAGCTCTTCAGCACGCACCGTAGTCCCGGAGTTCTCAAGCCAGCGGTAGATCCCGGCGCCCCGAGGGTTGATGATCAAGTTCTCGCCGTAGTTGTCGTGGGTCCAAAGCCGCAGCTGGCTGATCGCAGAAATCGCCGAGGCAGAGCCAAAGCCCCCCGCGCCCCAGATCCCTACGCCCCAGCCGGAGCTCGACACATAAGTGTCTAGGCCGACGTTGATCTGATAGGCGCCGACGACACTCGCGCCACCGTTGCCGGTGTCTGATGCGTTAGCCGCCACCGTGACGCCGGAGGTGTCCTTCGCCGTGATCTCGTAGGTATCGACGTCGACGATACGGGTGATCTGATATTCCTGGTTCAGCACGTCGGCGGTGATCGCACCGCCCAGGCTAACCGCGCCGGAATAGGTCACGAAGTCATTCGCCACGGCCCCGTGCGCCGTATCGCTTACCGTAAGCGTCGAGGATCCGCTGGTCGCGGAGAAGGTGACGTCACCGGCTGCAGTCGTGGCCCGGATGGGGGTTACGTCGTAGTAGGTCTGGCCCTGCTCGACATAGTATTTCCAGGTCGTGCCGATTCCGTTGTAGCGGGTACCGTCTAACGAAAGCCAGGGGTGAATGGCCCGCGGGGTTCCCTCGACACTGCCGCTGCCGTATCGCTGCCAGCCGCCGATCTTTTCCACACGACCCTTGCGGAAGCGGACCAGGTTTCCGTCAACCCAGCCTCCCTCTGCGGCGTAGTCCGTGGACTCTTTAACGATCCCCGGTTGGAACTCCAGCTTTGACAGCGGCATAGCGCATTAGGCCAGCCGGATGATCGCGCCCGTCGCGGTCGGCGTCGGGAACACAATCGTGAAATCACCCGCCGTGCTGGTCTTGTCTCCGCCAAAGTCGATCGCGGCCACCGCCTTGTTGGCGTCGGTGCTGTTGTAAATCAAGCAGCCCCGGGCGGTAATCGTCGCCGTGGAGAAGGTCAGGTCGTTGAAATCAACCACCGCCGTCGTGCCCGTGGCGAAGGGCGTGACGTTGGTCAGGGTCGAGCCGCCGGCGCTGTAGTTGGTTCCGCTGGCCTCGCCAGTGGTCGTGTACGCCGTGGTGCTGGCGCCCAGGGTGGCCGAGCTCGTGTAGAGCGCGAGCTTGAAGGCGTCGCCGGTGGTATTGGTAAAGTTGTGCGTCCCAACCAGGAGCTCCTGCTTGAAGGACGTGCAAATTGCGGAGGTGATGGCCATGTCAAAGCTCCCGAATGATCTGCGCCAAATCGTTTACCCCGCGCGCCCTCATCTGGTTGCTAAGGGTAACACGGTCGCTGCGGATAGCGCTCCGCATCTCCGCCAAGATTACCTCATAGACCTTGTCCCGGAAAGCTAGCGCCTGCTTACGGACGTGAGGATCCGCGTGCTCCGAAATGCCGCAGATCTTCCTGGTCGCCTGCTCTGCCCAGAACTCGGGAGCATGCCCCCGGTTCTGGGTCGTGGAGACCATGACATTCCCCAGCTGCGGCCCTACCTGATCCTTCATCATCCTCGGTAAGGCTCCGGGGCCTTGGCCACCTTGACGAGCTCGAT